GTGAAGAATTGGAAGAATTCATAGAGGATATGATATGAGCAATTATCAGTTGATTTATAAGCTTCTCCGCAATGCCGGTATCACAGAAGCCGGCGCTTTGGGTATCCTTGGGAACTGGCAAGCGGAATCAGGCTGTGAGCCGTGCAGACTGCAAAATGACTTCTCTTCTTTCCGCACCGCAAGCAAAGACTACACAGCCAGAGTGACAAGCGGAGCAATCACAAGAGATCAATTCGCCAGAGATCAAAAGGGTTATGGTCTTGCACAGTGGACTTATTTCAATTCCCAGACAGGGCAGGGCCGAAAGCTTGCGCTGTATGACTTCTGGAAGAAATCCGGGAAAGCTCTGGACGATGTGACCATGCAGGTTGCATTTGCTCTGTATGAGCTTACTACTGAGCCGCAATATGCCGGTCTGTGGCAGATCCTTCGGACCACGGATGACATCTGGACGGCGACCGATAAGGTCTGCCGACTCTACGAGCAACCCTATTACTGCAACGTGGATGCGCGCTTCAAGTATGCAAAAGAAATCGCTGCTGAGATCGAGCTTTCAGGAACAGTTTCCAATGATGGAGAACCAGACGAACCGGAAACAGACGAAGATGGAATCCCGGTCCAGAAGACTTGGCCCCCGCGTACCATTGACGAGCATTGTTCCGGCTGGCCGGAGGTGTGGTTGGTCCAGTCTCTGCTGAAGTGCCGTGGCTTTAACGTCTTGAATGACGGGATCTGGGGCAGCGTCATGACAGACAAGGTTAAGCAGTTCCAGACGGAGAACGGCCTTTATGCTGACGGAGTAGTCGGAAAGAATACGTATATCAAGCTGGGCATTGACCCGGCGTTATTTGAAGGGAGATAAATATGGATCAGTCAGGAAAGAAAAATGCAGAGCGGTACTTGGTGATCGCAAAGGGCGGTGAATCCGCGACGGTGTGGGCAGAGGATTTTTCCGATGTCATGAATGAGCTTGACGAAAGTGATGCGGTAGACGCAGGATTCAGCAAGGATGATGTCAAACTGATTATGGTGCTCGACTAAAAGGAGGAACAGAAATGAAATTACCGGACAAAATGTATGATGTATTGAAGTGGATTGTGATGATCTGCATTCCTGCGTTGACTACGGCCTATGTTGGGCTGTCAGCAGTATGGGGATTCCCGTATGCCGAAGAGATCGCAAAGACCTCGGCTGTCGTCTGCACTCTGCTTGGTGCGCTTCTTGGTATCAGCACTGCTCAGTACAATAAGGACAAGACAGGCGAGTAACAGGAGGGCACTGTTATGGGGAATTTGACTCCAGCGCAAGCCACTGTTATTGCGTCAATCATCAGCGGACTTGTGGCAATCGTTGTCTGCATCATTAACAGCAGAGCGCAGCAGAAAAAGATGATGCGCGAGATGATGGACGAATTGCAGAAGCAGAATGACGAGATGCGGAACAATGAAGCCATCCGAGACGCGAAGCTCCAGATGTGGATGAAAGGCGTGGAAGAGAAACTGGACATACACAACGGCTATGCGGAGAAACTGGGAAACATAGAGAAGAGCATAGCCGTAATACAGAACGACATAAAGACTCTGTACAAGCAGGCTTGATTATGTCGAAAAAGCATGATACAATGACGGAAAATAAATCTGTAAGGAGATCCGTCATGGATTACGAAAATCCCAAAACAATAGATTACACAGTTCATGAGAGCATCATGGCAAGAATGGAGCGTGCGAACAAGCGGTGGTTTATCGCATGGGTTATCACATTCGTTCTTTTCCTTGCAAGTTGGACAGGCTTCATTATCTACGAAAAACAGTTTACTGATGAAGAGTGGACGTTTGAAGCCACAACGGAAGGTGCTGGAAATGCTATAGCGAACGGTAACGGTGAGGTGTATTATTATGGCGAAGGCGAAGGTAACTCACCGCAAGAGAACCAAGAAGTACGGTAAAGGAACGTCATTTCGGCGTTGCCCCAACTGCGGTGGGGACGGAAGGGTTCGGATCAGGAAGACATGACACATGACATTCCACCGGACACCCTGAACAGCAACATCAATTACTGCATCGATGAGTACGTCCGGCTTGTAGACCACAGAGAAATGCTCCGAGACAAATGGTTTCATGGCAAGACGTTTGATAAAATCGCCGAGGACTATGGAATATCTGTTCAGAGAGCAAAGGATATCATCTACAACATTGGAGATCCCATCCTGATCAGAGCATCAAATATGTAAAAGAGCCTCACACTAAGGTGTGGGGCTTTTCTCTTTCAAACAGAATATGTACTTTTGTCTGCCAGAAGATGTACAGCCGCTTTCTTTCGTGAGAGCGGCTTTTTTGTTACCATCTTCCCAGTAAATGAGGTGATTCTATGTATGACAATGATGAATTGCTCATGCTGCTGGATGATGATCTGTTCCCGGTGGAAGAGAAAGAAACGGAGTCAGAGCGATGGCGTGGGTAATGTACGAACCGAACCCTGTACGAACCGGGGCCATTGACTGCACTGTCAGAGCGATTGCAAAGGCGCTGGACGTGTCATGGGAGAGAGCGTATGTGATGCTTGCCCTGAATGGCTTCCTGATGGGGAACGTCATGTGCGCGGATGAGGTTTGGGGCGCATTGCTCCGGCAGAACGGATACAAACGGTTCATGGTGGAAAACACATGCCCTGACTGCTATACAGTGGACATGTTCTGTGAGGGCCACCCGGAAGGAACATACGTCGTAAAGAGCGAGGATCATGTAGCGACGGTCGCGGACGGGCAGCTCTATGATTCATGGCCGTCACAAGACAAAGTCGTAATCTATTACTGGGCGAAAGAGAAAGGATGATTCACTATGGCAGCTTACAACTACTACGGGCAGAACTTCGGAGGCCAGTACGGTGCTGGGTATTTCCCGCAGGGCTTTCAGGGCCAGCCGATGATGCAGCAGCCTGTCCAGCCGGTGCAGATGCCGCAGATGCCACAGGGTCAGACTATGCAAGGCCAGCCAGTGCAGCAGATTCAGAACGGAGGATTCATCACCGTCAGGAGCGAAGCAGAGGCGCGGAACTATCCTGTAGCTCCCGGAACGAGCGTGACGTTCAAGCATGAGACGGCCCCGTACTGCTATACCAAAACGATGGGCTTCAGCCAATTTGAAGCACCAAGGTTTGAGAAGTTCCGGCTGGTAAAAGAGGAAGAAGCTGAGTCTCAGCAGAGTGCTGAAGACGCGAGGGGCCAGAACGGCATTGCTTATGCCAAGGAAGAAGACCTTGGAAAGCTTGCAGGAGTAGTTAAGGCCATGAACGAGATCGTCACTGGCATGAAGAACGATGTGGAAGGGCTGAAATCTGACATGTACGGCGTGGCCGGTCGGAAGAAGACGGCAAAGAAAGCGGAGGTAACTGAAGATGATGCCTAATCAGATCATGGGAATGCTTGGACAGCTAAAGGCTAATCCTCTTCAGTTCCTTATGCAGCGCAGGATGAATCTTCCGCAGAACATCAATGTAAGTGACCCACAAGCGATCCTTAACCATCTGGTCAGCTCCGGCCAGATCAGTCAGGAGCAGATCAATCAGGCCTATCAGATGATGCAGAGGATGGGCAGATAATCAAGGTCTTACCCGCTGTCAAGTGCGCATAGACAACGGCTGACAAATACAAACCCCGTACCGAAAAGAGAAGGTACGGGCTACCCCCATCAGTTAGGGGGAGAAAGGAAAACAAAATGGAAGAGACTAACACCAATTTCTCGATGCCCGTAATGCCCGCTTACGGCGGTGGCTACGGCAACAATGGCGGCTTCGGAAACGGCTTCGGTGGAGACGGATGGTGGGTAATTCTGCTCCTGCTCTGCCTTGGCGGTGGCTGGGGTAACGGTTTCGGTGGCGGCTTCGGCAACATGCAGCTCGGCTATGACTTCCCGTGGCTCCTGAACGGTCAGAACGGGATCAACAACAATGTCTCTGACGGGTTCCGTGATGCACAGCTCCACGATAGCGTGACTTCTGTCCGTGACGGCGTGAGCAATCTTGCCACTCAGCTCTGCGGTTGCTGCGGCGACATGCAGATGGCGATGGCAAACGGATTCTCCGGCGTCCAGCAGTCCCTGTGCTCTGGCTTTGCCGGAACTACCGCTGCGATCACCGGTGCTCAGAACGCCATTGCCCAGCAGCTCTATGGAAACGAACTGGCTTCTCTGAATCGCAGTTTTGCTGAACAGACTGCCAATACGGCTGGCTTCACTGGTGTGAACACTGGGCTTGCCGATCTGAAGTACAC